AGTGTTGCCATTTTTCCGTTTCAATGGTGATATGGGCATTCGCACTGTGGCTGCTGATATTAGTCGCGATGAGATTACGCACGTTGGTGTGCATAGTTTGGTGGCGCGGGAGCTAGGAGAAGATGCAGGCAAAAGCTTAAATCAACTGCGACGTTCCACTGCATTGTGGGCTTTTGATAAGCTCGCGAATAGCGAGGATAAGTGGTTGGACAAAGATTTTTGGCTACGCCAAAGCGATAGTTTGTTTGAGAAGGGCAAGGCAGAGGGTCTTGCCGAAACGCAAAAAAGCAGAATGCCAGCATTCTTTGAAGCGGCAAATTATGATTTGCCCAGTTATGGTAAGGCAAGCTAAACTGGGGGCTTAAGGCCCTGAAGTGTTGGCACACGCTGGACTAATAGTCCAGAATCCTGGGTTCGATTCCCAGCAGCGCCCTTGTCCTCCCATTGTTTTCTGGTAAGCTGGGGCAATCATCACTATGGCACATGGGACAAGCTAGGCGTCGACGCGAACAACTTGGAAAGAAATATGGCACCAAGGAGGGGAGCAACAAGCCAAGGCCGCATGAGTCGCTAAAGATTTACAAATCTAAATTGTCGGGGAAATGGGCCGTTGGCATAAGGGATGTTAACGGAGAGCTGACCTGCCTCGATGTTTTTTGTGATCGCGAAACAGCGGAGCTTGATGCAAGCGCGGCCAAATCTGTGCTTTGTAATTACGACTGGCACGATTTGTCGAACGCAGAAACGTGGGCTATTTTTATTGATGAATACAGCAAAGCGTCCGCGTCAATGGGAGTGGAGTCCGACGATGAGGTTTTAGGCGTTGTATCGACAGTCGGAACAACGCCGAGTCAAATGAACGCGCAGCTTAGGGAGCTTGGTCTTCTTTCCGATAACATTTGGCATCGCGGAGACAAAAAATAACTAATGAGCCTGTTTGTCACTTCAGACACGCACTGGGGCCATGCCAAGATGCTTTCGTTTGTTGATGCAAACGGGGAGAAAGTGCGTCCTTTTGCATCGTTAGAAGAGATGCATGAGGAAATGGTGGAGCGATGGAACAAGACGGTCCATGCAAAGGATACGGTGTATCATCTTGGCGATGTAGCCATTCCTCGCAGTGGCTTAAAGATGATGGAGAGGCTTAATGGAAGAAAGATATTAATGAGAGGTAATCATGATATTTTCAAGCTTCGTGATTATGCACAATATTTTGATGACATTCGTGGCTGCCACTTTCGCAATGGTTTAATTTTTAGTCATATTCCTGTGCATCGTAATTGTTTCCTTTCAGAGCGATACAAGGGGAATGTGCATGGTCATTTGCATGGCAATTTAGTCATGCGCAATGGGAAAAAAGACGAGCATTATTTTAATGCTTGCGTCGAACATCATAATTTTGCGCCTGTAGCATATGAAAAAGTGCTGGCATATTTTGCCGAGGGCAATGGACGAGCACAAGCGGACGTTCAACACGCCCATTCGGGAGCCATGGAATCCCGTCATTCATAATTTGCTGCGTGCCATTGATAACCATATGGGGCTATATTTGCAGCATCGCGACCCATGGCATTTACAAAAGGCTGCTATTTTGCGCGAATACATTCGCGAGCTTAAGGCTTACATTCACAGAAAAGAAGGCAAATAATTAATAATTTCTTAATCTTTAATGTATCAAACGGTATCAATTGCTACAGACGCAAGTCAATAGATTAAGGGAAGACCGCTTAAGAAAAATGACTTCTCTCGTATATCGTGGTGCGCCGTATTTCAAAGAAATCGAAAACGCCCTATTCACCAGTTGGTGGAATTTCTGCCATCGCCCCACATTGTCCTTGGTGTATCGCGGACGTTCGTATCGGCCTTGTCAATTTGATAAAGGCGGCAGTCGCGCATAATGCCCAAAGTGGGAGTCGAACCCACACTGGAGCGATTTGCGTTATGCTGCAGGTGGGAGTCGAACCCACAAGAGAGATGAACTCTCGACGCATTTTAAGTGCGTTCTGTAAACCAATTCCAGCACTGCAGCAGGTGGGACAACAAAGAATACCAGTTGAACGTTTCTACATTAACGGCACCAAGCGCAGTGGCGTCAATCTTCTTCGGAGATTAATTGCCGATGGGTTTAAAAATCGGCAGTGCGAGCATTGTTTGCTTACAGAATGGAACGGTCAAAAAATTCCCCTTGAAGTTGATCATGTCAATGGCATCCATGGCGACAATCAGTTAAAAAATTTGCGCGTTTTATGCCCCAATTGCCATGCACAAACAGACACTTATAAGGGCAAGAATATAGCGGAAGAGAAACGCACGCGCCCCGTTTCCCATGTTTGTCAAACTTGCTATAGGCAGAAAGTGTCTCGCGTAAATTTAAGGTGCAAGTCTTGTGCTGCTAAGGAAAAAAACAAAAGCAAAATTGATTGGCCGTCAAACGATGATCTGTTGCGTTTAATAGCGGAAACAAATTTTTGTGAGGCTGGACGAAGACTCGGTGTTACCGATAATGCCATTCGCAAAAGATTGCGCCTACGTGGCTTGTTGTAAACCGAACGCCTCTTCCTGTTGGGCTATTCGGGCAGAATTAGGCGGAAGGGCCCATAGGCCCTTCCTTTTAATAGCCACTGGGCGCCCAGTGGGCTCCTGCAGGAAGCTTGCACAGCATAGCACGATTCTCCCTACACGTCATATTCTCTGCATTCTTGGCTGTCGGGATGGTTGTTGCAATGGTCTTCCATTTTGAGCGAGCTTTGCTCCAAGCATTGCTCAAGCGTTTCAAGCCTGTCCAGACGCTTGGCATGGTCACGAAGTTTGGGAAGCAGCGTGGGCACATAAAGATGTTCAGCAGCCAGTAATTGTAGGGAAGTCTGCTTGCTGCTTATACCATTTTCTAATAATGCAATAAGAAACTTAGTTTCTTGCATAGTTAATTTGCAATAGCCCACGGCATAGAAGAATTATTTCTTGAAAATCATACTAGGAGAAATTTGCTTTCCCTTCTTAGGAGATAAGACTTTCAATCCAACCAATATCATCTTCTTTCGATGCAGCCAAAATAGCTCCTGCCATGGCAAACGCCAAGTCATCAATGCCAGAAGCCTTGCCACCAGTAACACTCCATTGCCCACTGGGCTTATAGATGACTGTTAGGTTTTTGAGCTGCATAATTGCTTTTTCATGGCGATAAAGATTGATTTGCCCTGCATTAAACAGTTCTCGCATTTTGCTGAATGCTTTCATTTTGGAACTAACAGTCCAAGTGAGTTCAGTGATGGGCAAATCGCCAGACAAGCTTTGGATGGTGCCAGCACTATTAAATTGGTCCATCACAATGGTGTCAAAGATGTAGAGCTTATGTTGCTCCTTTATCCAATCTTCCACTGCATTGATATTGACTTCCTTCCTTCCATTGATTTCAAAATCAGCCATGAAAGAATGGAATTTATCAACGACTAACGTGCCGTTTTCAAAATGAACAATACAAGCAGTGTAATCATCCCGACCAACCCCACCTCGGGCAGGGTCCAAGGCCAAGACATAAGCACCTTGGAATTCAGCCCTTGGTGGTAGAGCTGCCCTACGTTCATCAATACAGGCGTCAACGACATCACTAGCTACGAGGGCGGAAAGATTACTGGCAAATTGAGCGCCATATTCCACTTTAAATTTTTCTGGGTCACGTTGTCTCTCTGTGTCAAGAAACTCTTGCGAAATATTGGGGTTCATCTCCCATGTTGGGAGATTCACGGCTTGCATGAAAGGAAATCTTCCTGAACTTGCCTCTTTGAAATGCTGATAAAAGATGCCGTCAGTTAACCATGGAGAGGAGAGTTCAAGGATGCGTCCTTGTCCGCCAAACTGAGCAATGGCGGGGGAGAGAGCATCGTAAATGCCGCGACCACCACTGTTTGCATCGCCCTCAGTGGCAAAAGCCAGCTCATCAAATACTGCTGCAGCGCAAGCGAGGCCACGAGCGGCGCGGCCTGACGTGGGGATGGCTTTAAACACGCAATTATTACTAATCTGCAAAATATCAGCAGTTTCGCGAACGATTTCTTGGGCGAAAGGACTATCAAGAATGAGCTGGCGAATGTTGTTGAGAGCAATGCGAGCTTGGTCTTGACTGTTTGCCACCGTCACCACATACCATAGTTCTCCTTTTCTGACACGCCTGCGGTATTGATCTTCCAGGACAAAGCACATATAGGCGCAGGCCACTGCTGCCATAAGCGTCTTGCCTGAACGTCGTCCGAGGGCCCACACGGCATGGCTTTTTTCCTTAGAAAAGAATTCATCAAGGATGCGAGCCTGAGCCGGAAATAGTTCTAGTTTGAGGGCGTGTTTAGCAAAATCGCTACATTTGAGCATCTTTTAAAAGCAGCAAAGGCTGCAGGATTTCTTTAGGAACAAAATATGCAGGGCGACCAACGGCAGGATCCTTTCTCCATTGTTCTTGCATGGCCCGTTTACTTTCTATCCAGCCATGAACGAGCGTAAGCCTGTTTTGCATTGTAACGAGAACTAATATTTTGTCCGGCTTCTCGTCAAGTTGACAAATGAGATCGTGCCAATGAGCCGAGCGCGTCTTCACATCAATGTTGGGAGGCAAGTCGCAAGAGCCGCGCTTTGCTTCTTTTTCTTGATAAAGGAACTGGCGAAGGTGAAGACAATCTGCTACTGCCAGTTCGCCCGCAGCGCCGAGCATATGGGCACGGAGAGCTTTTGCTCCTTCTTCGGGGCCGCCATTGCGGCCCCTTAGACCAAAGCGTTCATTTGTGGCCTGACGACGATGTGCTTCATCGCGAACCATTTGCTTGTCGCTTTCTTTAAAAGCAAAAACAAGAGGCGAATGGGCCATACTGTACATAGATGACAAGCCACGTTAGCCAGGCTTTAGACTAAAAGCAATACATCATG